CGGCGCATCCTGAAAGAGCTACACCTGTTCCGGGGCGAGTCGGGCGCGTTTGCGAGCACGGAGACGCGCGTGCTCAAGGAAATCGAGCGCAAGACGGGCGGCGGCGCGAAGGGCGAAGGGCGTGGCCTCCTTGCCTCGCTCGCGGGCGGCGCTGGCATGCTCGGCGGGCTGCTCAAGGGCGGCGGCGGGCGGCTGCTTGGCGGACTGTTCAAGGGCGGCAAGGGGCTGCTTAAGCGCCTGCCGCTACTGGGTGCGCTGTTCGCGGGCGGCTCCGCGCTCGCGTCGATTTTCGGCGCCGACGACCCGAACAAGACGCCGGAGCAAAACCGCACCGCGCGCTTCGAAGGGGCAGGCTCGGGCATCGGTGCAATCGTGGGCGGCGCGCTCGGCACGTTCTTCGGCCCGGTCGGCACCATGATTGGCGGCGTCATCGGCGACCGCGTGGGCGAACTCGTCGGCAACTGGCTTTCGACGGTCGATTGGAGCAAGGTGGGCGCGACCATCACCGGCGCGTGGGATACGACGGTCGGCTTCTTCAAAGACTCGTGGAAGACCGTCACCGACAAGCTGGGCGAAATCACCAAAACCGTATCCGAGACGTGGACAGGCATCACGACCGCTATCAAGTCGTTCCTGAAGGACAAGTTCGGCGTGGACGTCGATGCGCTCATGGCGAAGGCGGCGGACCTCGCCAAGCCGGTCGTGGACAAGGCAAGGCAAGTCGGCGGTGCGGTCGCGGACGTCGCGAAAAAAGGCGCGGAAGCGGTCGGCAACTATGTGAGCGACCGGGCGCAAAAGATGGCCGCGCCTATCGCGCGCACGGGCGGCGCGGTCATGGACTGGGGGCAAAAGCTCTACGGCAAGCTCGACCGTGGCTACCGGCATCACGAAGACTTTTCGGGCTTCAAGGGCGCCGACGGGATTTCGAAGAACGGCTCCTACACGAACGACGAAGCCGAAAAAATCCGCCAACTCAAGGCAAGCGGCGCGAACACGTCGGCGAACATCGGCGGCATGCCCGCCGACGTGCGCGACAAGATCGTCGCCGCAGCGCTGAAGAACGGGCTTGATCCGAAGACGATGCTTGAATTCGCCGCGATGGAGTCAGGCGGCAACGCCAACGCGATCAGCGGCACCGGCGCCATCGGCATCTATCAGTTCACGGGCAAAACGGCGACCGGCGTCGGCATCAAAGACCGGTTCGACGTCGATCAGAACATCAGCGGCGGCATGAAGCTCGCGCAAGAGAACGCCGGGATGCTCACCAAAGCGGGCTTGCCGGTCAATTCGGCGAATCTGTACATGCTGCATCAACTCGGACCGGACGGCTTGGAAGTCATCAAGGGCGCGCGCGACGGCAAGCAAGTGAGCGAACTGTCGCCGCGCGTGCAAAAGGCAATGGGCTTGAACGTGGGCGCGGGGTCGGGCACCGCCGCCGACTACCTCGCGAAGAACGCCGCCGCGCTCGACTCGCGCGGGCGTTCGGTCGTGGGCGACATGTCGCAACTCACCGCGACCGTGCCGGTGCAGACGGTCGCGCAAAGCGCGCCGCCGCCGCCCGCCCCGATTCCGCCCGCGCCGCCCTCGCCCGCACCGACTCCGCCTGTACAGGCGAATATCCCGCAACCGATGAACTCGCAAGGCCCGGTGGACGTGCGCGTGTCCGGAGACAAGTCGATTGGACAGGACTTGGGCGACAAGCGCCTTGCTCAGATTGCCACTGGCGGTATCGCCGTGTAACGTGGGCGCGACACGTGCGTGCGGTATCGCACACACGCCCCAAATAAAGTGTTAGGAGAATTTGCATCGTCTTGGCAGTATTTCTCTAACACTTCGTTACAAAGGGTCGGAACCTTAAATGAGAAGCACGATAGTCGCGGCGGTCACGGGGATGGCTGTTTTGCTGGTAGCCGGGCCAGCGCTCGCCGACCAGAACAACATTGACCGCGCGGTGAATCAAGCCATTAAGGACTATAAGGCGAGCGGGGAAAGCGCCATGTCCGACCGGGCGAAGGTTTGCTATGACGGCGTGGACTACCGTCGTGGTGTTACGGGGGCGGCGAGTGCGGTTGAATACTGCATGTCGTATGAGTTCGCCGCGTGCATGATCCTGTCCAAGCGGGGCGAGTGGGACGTCAATGCCGGGTACTTCAATGTGCGCGACGTGATGTTCCGGGCGGCTCAATACACAGAAAAGGCTCGCGTGGTAACGCTTCCCGAACAGTTCGATCCGTACTGGAAGCCACGAAGCGAGTACATCAAAAAAGCCGTCGCGGGGAGACTATAGCGAAAGCAAATAGACCGCTCAGACGGTCGAATCTAGCCTAAGCACAAAGCCCGCCGCAGAGCGGGCATTTTCTTTTTGCGCGCTAGGAAAACGCAAACGGGTCGCGCGAAAAACGCCTTCGAGAATGGTTCGGCAACTTACCATTTCTCGGGCGAAGACATGACTCTTAATACCGACGCGTATCTCGGAGACGCGCTCAACCAACTGGCAACGTTCGGCGACAAGTCTATTTCGTCCGACGCAGTAATGGTTATCGACGGCTTCGAAAACTACCGCTTCCTGTTCAAACAATTCCCGCAACCGACGCTTTCGAGCGGCGGCGAAATCGAAGTGCCCGGTCCGATGGGTACGGCGACGTGGCAACCGCAGCAAGCCAAGATCAATCAGCAAGGCCAAGTCTCGATGTATGAGACGGTGGACGGCGACGCCGAAAAGCTCCAGCGCGCGATTCTCGCGAGCGGTGGCCGGTTCGACGCGACCATCTACGAAGGCACGATGGAGAAGCACACGCGCGGCTGGCGCATTTACAAGTGCTTCATCCAACTCGACAACCCGGACCGCGACTGGGAAAACCGTGGTCAGGTCACGATGCTCTCCGGCACGATGTTCTTCCACTACACCGGCGAAACCGTGCCGGGTAATGTGGCGACGCTCTCGGGCTAATCGAGCATGGCGACGCTTCTAGAACTCGCGCTGTCCACGAAGTATCCCTACGGGATGATTCTGGACGACTCGGACGTCGAGCAACAGGCGATCAATGCCGCCCAGTTCTATCTAGGACATGGGCGCATCGCTGCGCTCGATGGCCCGGCGACGTTCTCCAATCCGACCGATGCGCTGTTCACGCCGCTGAACATTCCGTATCTCGGGCCGTCGGATGCGCCCGGCGTGATTTTCGCCGGACTCGACTACGGTCCGGACACGCGCTTGGGCGGCAATGACGTGCCGCCGCCCGCGCCGGACCCGGAGCCGGTCCCGCCCGGCGTGCTCTCCGCCGACACGGTTATCTCGCCCTCGGAATGGTCGATTATCAGGCGCCTGTATCTGCTCTACGTCGAGCGCGAGAACTCGCGCGCGCTCGAAGCGTCGCGCATGCAGGGCATCGAAGTGTTCGGGCGTGACGTCGCCTCTGTCGAGTCCGATATCGAGCGCTACGAGACGGAGACGCTTCCGCGCATGGCGTTTTCGCAACTCGCGGAGACGATTTAATGATCGTCGTGGACGGCGTGCGCGGCGACTCGATGCTCAAGGCTACCTTGCGTAGCGACTTGGCGCCGATCCCGCTCACCTTCGAAGCCGTGTTTCGCACCAACACGCAGACCGCCGCGCAGTTCAAAGACGGCGCGGTGCTCACGGTCAACGATATCGCCATGCGCATCGTGAAGGCCGTGCCTGTCCATATGGCGGACGGCGGCGTGCAGGGCAAGGAACCCTTCTCCGGCACGCACGTGACGGCGTTTCCCGACGGCCTGCAAGCGCTCGCTCTCCCGCGCACCGCCGCCGCCATTTTCGAGAATGGGTCGCTTGCGGGCGCCTATCGCGCGTGCGGCGCGACCGTGCCCGTCTCGGGCGACTTTCACGTTGATCTGTTCTCGTGCATGGTCGGCGAGATTCCGACCTTCGCCATCGCGCGCGCGTTGCAAGAGCAAGGCGGCGCGGTGATGTGGCGCGGCAAGCAACTCGCGGCCATGTCGTTTCGCGACATGTTCGCGCAGACCCCGAATAAGTCGCTCACGGTCGATTCGAGCGAGTCGGTCAACTCCGCGCACCTGATAGCCGATCAAATCCCCGTGTTCTGGACCGTTGGCCCGGACGGGCAGGTTATCAGCGCGCCGCGCCGCGACGCCGCTCAGAAGCTCGCCTACGTGCCGCGTCGCACGCAAGCCGCGCTTAACGCGATGGGCCGCGTCATCGTCAACAAGCGCAACGTGCAGGGCGTGCTTGACCCGTCTCTGCGCGCCGGTGACATGGTGAATGTGCAGGGCACGCCGATGGTGTTTATCACCGTCGCGCACCACGTCGATAACGGCTCGGACGGCGGCGGCGGCGCGCAATACACGCGTTCATGGCTGGGAGTGCTCTCGCAATGATTGGACTCATGCCTGCCTTCATCGCCGACACGGTGACGGACGAAGACCGCGCCGCGCGCATGTATCGCGTTCGCATTCCGGGTTTGACCGACGGCGCGACCGCCCTGCCCCGCGCGCAACTGTGCAATCCGATTGGCGACAAGAGCGAACACACCGAAATCCGCATCAAGCCGGGCGACCGCGTATGGCTCGCGTTCGAAGGCGGCGACACGCGCTATCCGGTCATCGTCGGCTACCGCCCGAAGCAACAGGAAAACGCGATGGACTGGCGGCGCTTCGAGCATGCGAACTTTCAGTTCAACGCCGACAACACGTTCGAAATCATCGCCGGTACGCAAGTGCACGTGAAGACGCCGCTCGCCTTCGTTGAAGCGGACATGACGCACATGAGCAAAGACGTGGTTATCGACGGGACGCTGACGGTCGCGAAGCTGCTCACGTTCAACGGCGGCATGACTGGCAAGGGCGGCGCGGGCGGCGGCAAAGCCATGACCGTGCAGGGCGGCGCGTCGTTCTCGGATGACGTGGACGCGGGCGGCATCAGTCTCACCGGACACACGCACAAAGAACAGGGCGACGGCAACGACGTCGGACCGCCGCACATGTAAAGGACACGACCATGCAAAACCTCATTTTCGACATTTACAACCTCTCGCACAAAGACAAGGCCATTGCCGACGCCAAGCGCGCATTCGCCAAGGCGGGCGCGAAGGTCGTCACGGTGGACGTCGATCAGAGCACGAAAAAGGCGCTGGGTATCGAGTATCGCGAGATTCAATTCGCCTTCGCCGACTCGCAGACGATCCGCTTTGGTGTCAACGCGTCGGGCGACGTCGCACAGGTGCGCGTCAACGGCAAGGCGATCCCGCTCAAAGACCCGCACGACCACGGCGCGGCCATCAAGGAACTCGTCGCCGTGATGGACAAGGGCCGCACCAAGTTCCAAGCGGCCTACGCGAAACAGAAGGCGCCGCTGCCGCCTGCGGTGCGCACCGCTGCACCCAAGGTGCTCGATGCGCTCAAGCAAAAGGTGTCGGCACTGGACGAAGCCATTACTGAGGCGACCACGCAGCGCGATTCCCTTCGCGCGCAACTGGCGTAAGCGCGCCGAACGAGCAAGGTTCTCGCGGGATTCAGAACTAGGAAAACGCAAACGCACTCGTCAAAAAGTGCGTTTGAGAATGAAGGCTCAAGTTAAGTACGGGGTTCCGTGCTTGGTTTTGAAACTCTCACTTTTGATAGGTAAAACATGAACGGAACTCAAACCCGTAAGTACACGCTGGAGGACCAAGCCGCAGTCGAGCGCTTCGTCCACGGCGTCGCGAACGAACAAGCCAAGCCGGGCATGATGCTCGACTCGACCGCCGCTGCCGAAGCTGGCATGTCGTCGGCGAAGGAAGCGGGCAATCTGCCGCGCGCGATTGACGAACTGCTCGGCGTGTCGAGCATGGAAGAAAGCAAGCTCGTGAAGGCGATTTTCGATGGCGTCAACGCCTTCGAGCGCGAACACGGCTTCAAGCCG